AGCGCAGTATACAAAATGACTTTTGTATATTACCTTAATATACTGGTTACAGTGTCCTATATAGTACTATATATAGTATGTGCCGCAAAACAGACGGTTTTACGGATTGGAGTAGTTAATAATGGCAGTTTATGATGAACTTGGTCAGTATTTAAGGATACCTTATTATTCCCCTGATTACTCATCCAGAAACTCTCGGCACGAGGCACTCAAGGCCCAGTTGTATGTCCTTGGTTTCCGTTTGGGGTACCGCCCCGTACTTGAATCTCGTATCAAGTTTGACGGTAAGCACTGTTGTGTGGACTGCTTGTTTGTCACCACTCAAGGAGCCGCTGTCTGCGGTATTGAAATTGACCGAGGAGCTAAGGATAAGTCTTTAGCTAAGCTGAGAAGTTTGCCTAGCGGCGTGGAGAAGATAATACTTTCTTTTGGGTCTGATGACTCTTGGAGGCGGGGGGTAGGCAAAGTCGCGGGTGAGACAGATATCCGTATATTTCGGTTCCCTTCTTGGGAAAGTAAGTATCCTGATGACAGCGAAGACTTGGTGTAGTTACCTTACATTCTTAACATAACGTTATTTGGGAGGTTAACACAATGACAGCGGGGTTTATACCACCATCGTTTCCGGCACCACCGGCGACATCTCATCGTACCCGGGGTAGTGACAGTACGGGACTTTGCTCTAGTTCCCCGAATCAAGCGCATTACTGGCGCATTAGTGGAAATCACACAGCTACATCGGTTGGCGTTTGCCGATACTGCCACGAATGCCGTGAGTTCACCAATAACAAGCAAACAGTCTTCGCGCAGTACAAAATGATATCATCCGGCGGCGTACCGGATAAAGTATAAGGACTGTGATAACTATGGCAACAGACGTCATAAAAGAATTGCCTAATCTAGGAATAAAACCTTATTATGCTGATAAGTGGCGAGCCGTCTACTACGGTGACTGTCGTGAAATAGCCCAATCTTTATCCGGCGCGGCCAGCGCAATTGTCACTGATCCTCCGTACGAATTAAGTTTCATGGGTAAGTCTTGGGATTCAAATGGAGTTAGTTTTCAGCCTGTTACGTGGTCTATTATCCAGAAGGCGTGCAAGCCCGGGGCGATGATGCTCGCTTTTGGTGGGACTAGAACTTTCCACCGAATAGCGGTCGCAATTGAGGATGCAGGATGGGAGATTCGGGATACTGTGATGTGGGTATACGGACAGGGGTTCCCTAAAAGTATGGATATTGCTAAGACTATTGATAAGCAATTGAAGGGGCATCCGCAAGGGAGTACAAAAGGAGATCCGGAATCCCCGAACAGTGGCAAATTCAAAACGCAACGCACTGAGGGTAAACGCTCGGAGGCGGATAAGGGGCAACATTTTGGTGCTGGGCCGGGACAGTTTATGTGGAAGCAAGGTAGTAAGTACGAGCGGGACTTGCTACTGGACGCCCAGCTTTGGAGTGGTTGGGGAACAGCACTGAAACCAGCGTGGGAGCCAATTATATTGTCCATGAATCCCGTTGATGGTACATTCGCTGGTAATGCTCTCAGACATGGTGTTGCTGGATTGAATATTGATGAGTGCAGGATTCCATTTCAAAACGATGCAGACAAGAGACAGGCGGCTGTACCACAACCCAATTTCAATAGTGCAACAGGGGCAATTTATAATTTTAAGACCGGAGAGGGTCGGAATGGTAATGTGTATGACCCCAGTAGAGGTCGTTTCCCTGCCAATCTAATCCACGATGGCAACGACGAAGTAGTAGCGTTATTCCCACAATCCAATGGACAGCAGGGCAATGTGAAAGGCACAGAACCAAGTCATACAGGGGATAAGAACACGAACTGTTACGGTGAATATGGTCGTGTTCCTGCAGTAAAACGTGGGGATAACGGATCTGCCGCCCGATTCTTCTACTGTGCCAAAGCTTCTCGCTCTGAGAGAGGCAGTGGCGATGTTGGCAACAATCATCCCACTGTTAAACCTCTCGCTCTCATGACCTATCTATGTACGCTGGTCAAGATGCCTCAACACAACCTCATTCTTGATCCATTCTGCGGTTCTGGCAGTACTTTGTTGGCGTGCGCTGCTATTGGTGCCTACTCTATCGGTATCGATAGTGACGAGGCGTCTTGTGAGATTGCTGCTGCTCGTTGCGCGGTGGATACCATCAAGCGCATTAAAGAAGGAATATACTAACATGACTCTCCCAACTCCAGCTCAACTCCTCGGCCTACCCAAATTCGAAAATTGGAACACAGGCCAGGAAGACACGTTCAAAAAACTGCTTGATTGGTATTATTCCCCAGCCCGATTCTGCGGGTTAGCGGCTTCTACGGGCGTGGGAAAATCCCTAAGTGCGCTTTTACTTGCTCGGATGACTGGTGCCAGAACCGTTATCCTTACAGCTACCAAAGGCTTGCAGGCTCAGTACTTGAAGGATTCGGTAGCTATCGGGGCACGCAACGTCTCCGGCCAAAACAACTTCCCCTGCCCGCTTGTCCCCGGCATCCGTGCTGACGAAGGCCCCTGTCATGAGGGATTATCCTGTGAATATCGTCAGTCCCGATGCCCGTACCAAGTCCAGCTCCAGCAAGCCCTCGCATCAAAGCTGGTCATCACCAACTACGCCTACTACCTCGCCCAGACCCGTTTCAGTTCCGGGTTAGGTGAGATTGGTCTCCTGATCTGCACGCCAGGATACACAAAAGTCACGCTATATGATGGATCTAGCATTCCAATTGCTGCTATCGTTGAGAACCGGCTCGGTGTTATGGTTAAGTCGATGGATACGAGAACTGGGAAGTTAGTCAACGCACATGTTGTAGGATGGCAAAAAATCGCATCGACTAAAAGACTGTTGCGCGTTACAACGGGAATAGGTTCGTTTGACGTCACCGAAGATCACATGGTATGGACACCAGCGGGTTATGTCCCTGCTGGAAACCTTAGTAAAGGAGACATTGTTTATGGCAGTTGTGTTGGACAAGTATCAGCTGGTTTTAGGGACCGTATTGGGGGATGGGCACTTGTCGATAGGTTTGACTGTAGGAACGAATGCCCGTCTGAGGGTTCGGCACTCAGTTGGACAAAAAGAGCTAGTGTACGCCAAGTGGAGCGTGCTGCGAGACTGGGTGAAGACAGAGCCAAAAATAGTTCCAAACGGTGGATGGGGAAAAGAGCTTTGCGAGTTTGCTACCCGGTCTCTGCCCGAATTAACTCCATTTTATCGCCTTTGTTATCCGGCGGGGATACGGACGGTATCTACAGCTTGGCTGGATCGCGTGGATGTTCAGGGATTGGCTTGGCTGTACATGGACAATGGGTCACAGGAGCAGGGGAATCACTCTGTGACTATCTCAACACATGCTTTTGGCGAGAGAGGAAACTATATGATGCAGGATTGGTTTCTTCATGCCTTCCAAGTGGAGAGTCGCGTAGTCGAGGATCGTCGGGGTCGCGGATTTTTTCTTGCCGTCAATTCGACTGGTCGGAATCGGCTATTTTCGCTAATTCGGGAGTTCGTAATACCGTCTATGACATACAAGATACACTTTGTGACCCCTACCTTGATTTGCCTTGTGTGTGGAAAGTCTTTTCTAAAGACATGCAATATGAGCGTATGTTCCCCGGAGTGCGAAAAGATTGCAGATCGGGAGCGGGATCGGATTTGGGCTGCGCGGAAACGGAAATTACTGAAGTCACAGAAATCCCTTGTCCAGAATATGTCTACGACATAACGGTTGAGGGTACTCATAACTTTTTCGCTGACGGGCATCTCGTGCGTAATTGCGATGAGGGTCATGATGTTTTTGGTGCTTTGGAGTCGCACCTCACCATATACCTGTCTCGCATGGATGTCGAGCCGATAGGGTTCAGTCTACTCGCATCAGACAAGGCCGCCGACTGGTCGGAGTGGCAACTGTGGGCAGCCGCTAATCTTCCCACTGCTGTCAAGCGCGTTGAAGTACTGGGTGCCGACATTAAGTCCCGCCGCGAGTCTGGCAATACTATCCCGGGCGCACTCTCCCATACCTACCGTACCTCCAAGTCCATTGCCGGCCGTCTGGAATCCATATCTACTGCCCACGGTCTGTGGGTCATCCAATCCACCCGCTCTGGGTACAAATTCACACCGCGCTGGGTTGCTGGTTACGGCTCTTCCTTATTCGGTGCCGTCCCCAAAGTCCTGTTGATGTCGGCTATCCTGACCCCCAAAACCGCCGACAGCCTAGGTGTCCCGCCCGAACCCGAGAACCGTACTTGGATTGATGTCCCAAGCTACTTTCCACCTGAGAACACTCCTATCTGGCACGTTCCGACCGTCCGCGTCAACTACCGCACTGACGACTACGGGACATCGATATGGCTCGCCCGCATCGACCAGATTATCTCGCGCCGCTTGGATAGAAAAGGCATTATCTTCACTGTGAGTTATGACCGGGCATATCTCCTGCTTCGCAACTCCCGGTATAACGACATCATGGTGTCGCATTCCACCGCCGATGTTGTGCAGGTCGTGAACAGGTTCAAAGATATGCCAGCGCCAGCGATATTGGTATCACCATCGGTAACGACCGGGTACGACTTCCCGGGGCTGGATTATATCATCGCTGGGAAAGTACCGTACCCGGACACTCAGGATCCCGTGATACGTGCCCGCCATGAGGATGACAAGGAGTGGACGGCGTTCTTGGCAATGGGCGTGTTGATTCAGGAACTGGGCCGTGGAACGAGGTCGGCTGACGACCAGTGCGAGTGCCTCATAGTTGATGATACTTTTAGATGGTGGTGGCCCGCATTCCGGAAGTACGCCCCGAAATGGTTCTGTGACCGTGTAAAAGGGTCGCTGACTTGTGTCCCCGACCCGCTAGTAAGGTTGAGGTGAATTATGGATAAGTTTTTTCACAACGACAATTTGGACATCTATTGTGGAGATTGTGTCTCCGTGATGGCAACTTTGCCCCCTGAATCGGTTGATCTAACGGTAACAAGTCCACCTTATGACAATTTAAGACGGTATAATGGGTTCACTTTTGACTTTGAGGTCGCCACCAAGGAATTGTATCGTGTCACTAAACAGGGTGGAGTCGTAGTTTGGGTTGTGGGCGATGCTACGGTTAACGGTAGTGAGACAGGGACGAGTTTCAAGCAAGCGTTGTATTTCAAGGAGATTGGGTTTAATCTGCATGATACGATGATTTATCAAAAGTTGTGCTATATGCCACTTACTCACAAGCGTTATGAACAGGTATTTGAGTATATGTTCGTGCTGTCTAAGGGAACTCCGGTATCATTTAACCCCCGAATGAAGTTGAATAGTGAGTTTGGAAAGAAGATCACGGGTGCTCATAGACACAATGGGAGTGCGCTTGAGCCGATACACGGTACAGGCGCTGCAATCAATCGGTATGGGATAGATGTGAATGTGTGGCAATACAAGACAGGATGGATGCACTCTTATTTCGATAAAATGGTAGCTGGGCATCCAGCTACATTCCCGGAACAATTGGCCAACGACCACATTCTCTCGTGGTCTAATCCCGGCGATACCGTTCTTGACCCTATGTGTGGCTCCGGGACAACTCCCAAGATGGCGCTACTCAATAACCGAAAAGCAATCGGTATTGACATCAGCGATGAGTACTGTGCTTTATCCACTGTTCGTTGTTTGAAGTCACAACAGAAACAGACCAAGCAAGAAGGGAGTTCGTAAATTGACTGCAATATTTCTTGAAGGGAATGCTCTAAAGATGTTGAAAACTCTGCCAAGTGACTTTATTCAATGTGTCGTAACCAGCCCACCATATTTCGGTTTGAGGTCATATCTAGGAGGTTCAGAAGATTGGGATGATGGCTGGCGCGGTCAGCTTGGTGGCGAACCGTCGCCCGATTTGTACATTCAGCATCTAATCCAAATCATGCGCGAGGTCAAGCGGGTATTGCGCCCAGACGGAGTTTTCTGGGCTAATATTGGGGATAGCTGGGCAGGTTCAAATAAGGGGCTAATGGGGGATGGGACTGCTGTTGGGGGAGCGAAACAACAAACAATGCGCGGTTCCGTCTCGGGTGATTTATCCAAGGGTTTCAGGGGAGATGGTGTAAAGCCCCTCGACATGATTCTCATTCCTTCCCTGCTAGCTATCGCCGCCCGCGCCGATGGTTGGTATGTGCGGTCAATGGTAATTTGGAGTAAAAATAATCCGATGCCGGAATCAACTAATGGTGTTCGGTGGGAGAAACATAGGATTAAGATTGTGAAGTCGGCAAGGGCAAGTGATGAGTCTTACCATGCAGCCGCCTATGGTAATTCGCCGATGGGGGCACGGGACGGCCGTGATTTCGCCAACCACGATAAGGAGTGGGTAGATTGTCCTGGATGCCCGAAATGCGCTCCCAATGACGGTCTCATACTGCGCCGTGGCAGTTGGAGACCTACGGACAGTTACGAATTTATTTTAATGCTCACCAAGACTGACAGTTATTATTGCGACCGGGAAGCGGTATTGGAGCCGGTGGCAGAATCCAGTATTGCGCGGGTTTCCCAAGAAAGTTTTGATGATCAAACTGGCGGCTCCAAAGATTATGCTGTAACAGGAGTGAATCCGAATCGGTCAGCGCGTAAGGCGCTAGAGAACTTCAAGCAAAACAATGGTGGTGGTCGCAATCTCCGTTCTGTCTGGCAGATAAACACATCACCATTCAAAGGGGCACATTTCGCAACTTTTCCATTGAAAGTCCCCTTGACAGCGATTAAGTCCTCCATCTCTGAGAAAGGCTGTTGCCCGAAATGTGGTGCACCGTGGGCTAGATTAGTAAGCAAGAAAAGACTAACACGTCCAGAGTTGCCAAAGGATGATGTGCGGTACCGTCCGAATGTCTACAATGGTGCGTATGCTGAAATAAACGGTCATGGGGACGCAGGATACACTGAGTCGGAAACACTTGGGTGGCGTCCTACCTGTTCATGCGACGCGGGCAACTCAATCCCGTGCCGCGTCCTTGATCCGTTTTCCGGTGCTGGTACGACCGCGCTAGCTGCTGACATTCTTGGTTGTGACTCCTTCAATATCGACACCAGTTCTGAATACATTGAGATGTCCAAAGCGCGTCTTGCTGCTGAGCGGGAGAAGCGAGCCTCAACAAGCTCTATTAACCACTGTCACAAGCTGTCTTCTGCACCCCAGCGACCCGAAACCTTAACGACTGGTGTGTTACCGACCTCTAGCCCGAATAAGCCTCTCCCAGAGCCTTCTACGCATCCGACCGAGGATTTCACCGCTTGGTTATCCCGCATCCGGAAAAATATCTAAGATTAGAACATTTGTTGCATTGACAAACAGTTTGACTCATGGTAAATTAGTAATCGTCGGCTAGACCAGACAGTCTAAACAATCTTATCAAACATATCTAGCAAGAAATATTACTAGCAGGAGGTGCGGGCCGGGTGCTTTACACAACGTTTGAATTAGCTCACAAATCAGGTGCCTGTGTTGATAGCTACCGCAAGATGGCGGCTGCACTCGGCGGCATTACCAGCTATGGCAAAGACACCCCAATCCCACTTGACAAAGTAATCGAGGTTTTAAGTTTACAGGATGCTATCTGGACACTCAGATGTACGACCACCCCAGCGGATAAGTTTACCATTGAGTTTGCTTGTCGATGCGCTGAACATTGTTTAAATAATTACGAATCGTTGTATCCTGACGATAAAAGGCCACGCCTAGTGATTGAGGCCGCACGTGCTTATTCTGCCGGTAAAATTACTATAAAAGAATTAGAGTTAGCAGTGTCAGCAGCATGGTCAGCAGCAGAGTCAGCAGAGTCAGCAGAGTCAGCAGCACGGTCGGCGGCACGGTTAGCAGCATGGTCAGCAGCAGAGTCAGCAGCACGGTCGGCGGCACGGTTAGCAGCATGGTCAGCAGCAGAGTCAGCAGCAGTGTCAGCAGCATGGTCAGCAGCAGAGTCAGCAGCAGTGTCAGCAGCATGGTCAGCAGCATGGTCAGCAGTGTCAGCAGCAGAGTCAGCAGCAGTGTCAGCAGCATGGTCAGCAGCATGGTCAGCAGTGTCAGCAGCAGAGTCAGCAGAGTCAGCAGCACGGTCGGCGGCACGGTCAGCAGAGTCAGCAGCACGGTCGGCGGCACGGTCAGCAGAGATCGAGTGGCAAACCGAGACATTTAAAAAGATGTTGCGCGAATATTCGTAGGCCAAATCATATCGTATCAGGAGGTGAAGTAGTGTACCATTTAGACCTAGACCTTTCATCAGACGAAGTCAAACAACTAAAACAACTAGCACTAGATCGTGACGAGTCTGTGAAAGGGATGGTCACACAGATGGTGAAGTCCGCCATCGAAACGAAGCCAATCAAAGCAAACACAGTGGTATCCAGGAAACCCAGTAAGTAGTAAAATAAAAAAAGGTAAAAGGAGTAACAAGCAAAAGATGGGATTATCATTAAAACCCAGCGAAATGGTCGAAGGCGGTGTTGTCCCCGTAGACCAGAATCTTACCATCAAAGAAGCCCGGTTCACGCTCTTTGACTACACCAAAAAAGACGGCACGGTTGTTGCCACTACGGTTGCCGTCCGGATTAAAACAACCAACGACGACGGCCAGGAGTTTGAGCAGCAGTACAGTGTTGGCGACCCGGCCAAGTTCTCCCCTAGCACTGACGGCAAGAACCCAGCCAAGGAAGGCAAGTTCATTATCGCAATCGGCGCACAGGAAGCATTGTCCAAGTCCTCGAATTTCTACATCCTTCAGAACAACCTCGTCAATGCCGGTTTCCCCGAGAACAAGCTCGGTGACGACATCTCCGTCCTGGAAGGGTTGTACGCATACTGGATCGGCGTCCCGGAACCCAAGCGTGCTGGTCTGACCCGCGTGGTCGCCGCTGGCGAAGCGGTACGCGAGCGTGTTATCAGTGTTCCGTCCCAAATCCATAAACTCCCGTGGGAGAAGAGCAAGGGTAAAGCCGCAGCCGCCGTGAAGGGCAAAGCTCCTACCGCAGCTGCTCCCGATGAATCAATACTGAAAGCCGCGTTGGAGTTCGTTGGTAAGCAAATCGAGGCCAGCGACGACGGCACAGTGACTCGGCAGGATTTGGCTGGTTCGGTATTCCGCGAGTTGGCCAAGAGTCCGAACCGCGACGCAATCGCCACCCTGATTTTTGCACCGGCGATGCAGGCTGCATTAGTCGCCAATGGTTATGCTGTTGATGGAGAAACGATTAGCAAAGCAGACTAAAAGCAAGACAAACAACAACAACAATTGAATAACTAGGCTGAGTCCGGGGTGCCTTGATAAAGGGTGCCCCGGACTGCCTAGGTGGTATTGACGAGGCTACAAACATATACTGAAATGGAGGTTGGATGACTGATAACATCTTGAAGTTGAAGAAATTAAACTACTTGACCGATGCTCAAAAGTCCCGACTCTCTAATGATATTGATTTAGACCCCGAACCCGATACGGATACAGTATTACTGGTGTTGGACACTATTCTCAACAGGTTGTTATCGCGCCACTTATCTGACCTGACCCCGGAGGAACGTCTCCAGATTGTGTACGCCTTCCGTGATTGTAGAGTTTACTGCCGGGAGGTCGCTGTTCCATGCAGGTAATTCACACCGAGTCTATTGACTTGGAACAGGTCGCTGATCTCTGTGCTATCGGATTGAAACGCAAACCTCCGACGCCGCGTGACCTGTCCAAGTTCCACGTCACTAATTTACTGGAATCGGCCAAACTTATCACAAAAGGCCAGACGCGCTACCACGAATACGAAGGCCACCCGGTAGGAATTATGTCATGGGGACGAATTTGGGAGTCCGCGGTTGATTGCTACCTAAACCATTACGCGACCCAACACGGCGGATTCTACATACCAGACATTGAGCAGGAGTGCGACGGCATTATTGCGTCCTTAGACGGCTTGATAATGCTCCCCGATCTATCCAGTGGTCTGATGGTTGCCGAAACCAAACTCCGGTTCTCAATGAATACTGAGATACCGCTCCGCCATCTACAACAAGTTAGGGCATACTGTCACTTGGCACAGACTGTTCTGGTAGCGTACGTCTCCTGTCACTTGTCCAGTACGCCTCCGTCTGCCGAAGCTACTATCCAGATTGTTCGGTTGGAGCAGGAAAGCATCAAGGAGACGTGGGATGGCCTAGTCCAGACAAAGGAATACCTGATTAATTGTGGTTGTCTGCCGCATCAAAAATAACCGCTGAGGAGTAATCAAATTGGCAGTTGTAAACAAATCCACTAAATCGCCACCATCACCGGTATTATCATCCGAGACCATTATTGCTCAATTGGTCGCTATGGGGTTCACTGACGAATTACACGATGAACCGCGTCGTCTTATTATATCCGTGGGAGGGCAACCCAAATCTGGAAAGACGCACTTCGCTTTCACGGCCCCCGAACCCGTCTTCTTGTTCAACATCGACATCGGGACGGAAGGGGTTCTGGAGAAATTTCAACGCTCCGGCAAGCAAATCTACACCTATGACCTCCGCGTCCCCAAAGGTCTCAAGCAGGAAATATACAAAACTATGTGGGACGGGATGCGGGAGCGAATGGAAATGGTGTTCAAGGTTAACAAAGGATCGGTTGTTATTGATACAGCAAGCGAGGCGTATGAGTTGTGCCGCTTGGCTCATTTCGGGAAGCTGACTCAAATACTCCCGCACCACTACCAGGAAGTCAATAACCAGTGGCGCGAAGTAATGCGGATGGCCTATGACTCCCAGATGTCCGCGGTTCTCATCCACAAACTCAAAGCGGTCTACGTCAATAACCAGCGGACGAGCAACTACGAAGTATCCGGATTCGGGGAAATTGGCTACCTTGTGCAGATTAATGCCACGGCTTTCCGCGAAACCAATGCCGACGGCGGTGTATTATTCGGTGTCCAGATTGATTACAGCCGAAAGAATCCGGCACTGTGTGGTACTGTTCTGCATGGTGTAGTCCCGGCATCTGGCAACGAGATGCAGGTTGACCCGATGGTCAACTTCGAGTTTTTGCTGGATATGGTGTACGGCAACAGGGGCAAGTAATGGTTGAGGCAGGTAGGAAGTTAAATCGCAAGGCTTTGCGGGTACTCGGTGGGATTATTCTTGGTTTAGTCATCTGTTGGGGAGTGGGTTTTTGGTTAGATAGTGCGTCTCACTTCACGGATACATTGTCTATCGGTATACCGGCAGGATTTGTCCTGGCTATAGCGTTGCGAACTTGTTTGGGGATGTTAATAGTTGCAGGCGTCGTTGCTGCCCTGCTTGTGAGTATCGTGGGCATCTACATTGCCTTTGATTGGATATTCCCAAGGAAAGGGGCCAAATAGGTGGTGCCTGAAACCACTCGGTTAAAAAAGCCTCCCAACTAATTAAACACGAGGCTGAATCCGATTCATCAAAGAATGATATTAATGAAAACATAAAAAGGGAGTGATGCTGTGAGTTTTACCCATACTAAAGAGATTCCGAGTACCAAAATACATTGGCTGCCAGACGCTGAGTATCAGAGAGCTGTGTCACAGCTTAGTATGCAACTCACTGGAATTTTTGCCCCATTCCACGCGTATGGCATGGACGTATTCATCCCTGGAGCGGTCGCCGAGGCTGTTAAGTTGTGCGAGGACTTCGGATTACGCGTACGCGGTATCGACAAACCATTAAGTTTGGACATGGTACGCCGGAAAAACGGAGCTGGAAAGTGACAGCCTGTCTTTACATTATTTTAGTGGTGATTTATGACTAGAATATACCCACAAGTCCTTTTACTCGTAGTGGAGGTAGACCATGCTTAGATGGTTTATCCCCACCGTAAGGAGTTTTGGGAAGCTTTTAATGAAGTCTACTTTTTGGCCAGCGATAGGAGCTATGGCAATCCCTTTGGCGGTTGTTTTGCTTTTAGCTATACCAGATAGTTTCTCGTCGTTCTGGGGTTGGGTTGCTCTTGGACTTATTTTATTTGGTGTCATCTCAGTAATTATCGGCTGGGTACAGACTGTATCAGAGGAAAAACAAAGGCGCAGAGAGGGGATAGTATCTCTATATGTGCTTACTAGTATAGCCCAGAAATTAGGTGTGGACGTAGAGGAGGCAGTTAAGAAGATAAAGGAGTTGGTAGATAATGGGTGATTTTGTCTTTCAAAGTGGATGCGGTACTCGGGGTATGGTTTGCCAAGTCGCACCCTCTGCGGGTGTGTGGATTGAAACATGACTGCTGTTATGTACTGCACCGATCAAAGAAACGATAAGGATTTAGCTCGCGAGTTAGGTTCAATGGCTATCGTTATCCCGATTCCCTGCGGTGATGTCAACTTTTTTGGATTCGATGGATTACGCGTATGTACCGAACGCAAGAAAATCGGCGACCTTGCTGGTTGTATCTTGGGTGGACGCTACCTCCACCAGCTCCAGAATGCTCACGAAGCTGGGTTTGACAGGCTAATACTCGTCTATGAGGGTGAGTATCGTATCGGAGCAGACGGTCTATTAGAAGTGCCATCCTATCACTCCATGATGACAACCAAATCTCTCAAGCCTCGGGTTCGCCGCGTCTGGAAACCTGTTACTCCTACCATTATGTACTCCAGGTTCGACCAATACTTAACCGAGCTGCATGACCTGCTGGGTATCCTGGTCAAACGGTCGCAGAATGTACGGGAGACGGCGACCATCGTCAAATCTCTATGGCTGTACTATCAGAAACCACCCGAAGATCATCAGTCTCTCCACCGGATGTATTCCGGCCCCCGCCAGATGGATCTGCTTGGCAAACCCAGCTTGGTGCGGCGAGTGAGCAAAGAACTTAGCGGTATTGGTTGGGGGAGGGCGAAAGCAGTCGAAGCTCGGTTTAGGTCGGTTTCGGAGATGTGTAGTGCCGGGACTACGCAGTGGTTGGAAGTGGAAGGGATTGGCAGGAAGACAGCGGAGTCGGTCATAAGCCAGCTTGGTGGCAGGCTACCGTAAAATATATTTTCAAAATGCTCTGTTACCCTATTGACAAGGTTATATAACTATGATAGTATATGGGTAGTTAATAAGGAACAGGAGCGAACGAAATGAAGAACAACAATACAATACATTATTTATCTAGAATAGGTAACGCAATCGTAACACCATGTGGGCACTATGAATCTTATGGTCACGTCACTTTCACAACTGAAAATTTGAAGGATGTTACTTGTAAGAAATGCTTACACTCGCTTACTTACCGCAGAGACGCTAGATTGTCTACTAAACCGCAATAGCTCGTCAGTACTAGGTTAGCGGGCTATAACGAGAGAATTAATAAAGGAGATAAGATAGATGAGTAATAAACTACCAAAGTGCAAGTCCTATAAAGTTCGTTGTCCGTACAATGGTAGACAGAATACATGCCATAAGAAAACGTGCAGTGAGCAAACCAGTTTGTTGGTGGAGATAAGACAATGACAATGACTCAAATTGATTACACTAAAATGAAAGTCAACCCGACATCGAAGATCATTAAATGCCCGAAGTGCGGTAGAAACGGTGAACTGACAAAGTATAAGGATGGGACTGGATGCATCAGTCACCTAAAGGTACTAG